AAAAAGCTCATCATCTCTTGATTCTCAAGAACGAACTTAGTGGACGCTGTTAGATTGTTGTTGTTTGCGAGAAAAAGCCTTGCGCCGGAAACATCTTTCTCCTTGAGGAAGGCGACCAACTTATCTTGAATAGGCCCGATCCTCAAAGCCTGCACAAGTTTGTTGATATTGCTGCTGGCAGGGAGAATTAGATCAAGAGCAATGTCCTTGGAATTTGCCGTAAGTGCATAATCCAACCGGCGAGGACTGACCGCATCCTTTACATCGGCAGGAAGAGCGTTCCACCACTCAATCGCTGCATTTGCGTTGTGATAGCCGTATTTCTCCACAAAATACTCTCGGGAACATTCGTAAGGCACATCGATTGGCAAAGTATGATACCGATCCTCTTGCGCCGGATCAGTGCGTTGCACATCGTAAGTTTCTTCTTCTGTAGCCGGATTGATAGCAGCCCAGACAACTTTGAGATTTGGAAACTTAAAACCATTGATGGACTTGAACTGCATAAGCTCCATGATTGCATTTCTAACCTTGGCAGCAGAGCGATTATATTCATCGAAAAAGATGGCAACAATCTTGCCGTCGATCAAATTCTTGGGACGAATGAAATCCAAGTATTGATTGTTGTTTTTATCGGTGATTGCTTTTGGCACACCTACTAAGTCAGTCCAAGGGTCCATCGTTGGAGTGCTGAAATAAAGGTAAGATTCGTTTCGAACGAGTCCCATCCGTTCAAAGCATGATTTAATCATGGCTGTTTTGCCAACGCCATGTTTCCCACGCAGAAGCACATTGAATTCTGCTTTAAAAAGATTATCAAGTTCTTCAGGACGCAGATTACGAGCCATTGTCAAACTCCTTTGTTAAATCCTTGCCAACATAAATAAACCTAAACTCAAAAAATAACGCCCGGATTTTTTAGTCATCTTGAAATTCATCGTAATCAATAACAAGAATGTTGTAATTCATCATACCGGAGCTAAATGCCCCTGACGGATACCTGTTCTTTACAATGTCGCTCACTCTGTAATTGGATCTATCTGTAGATATATAAACCCAAAAGTCTAACATGTAAACTTTCATATCTTTGATATAATTGGCAATATCTCTCCAAGTCTTCCATTTCAATTGCGACGAATTGATCGAACAGGTTTCCAATTCTATCCTGTTGTCCTCAACATTCATAATCTTTGAGATCGGGAAGGCATCTCCAAATTCAATATCTACTTGGCACAAAATTGGTCCAGATATTTCATCCGGTGGCATAGATTCAATATGCTCTAGCAAGTCTTTATAAGACAAAAATCTATTGCCCGGGGGGAATTTATATTGAGACATGTTTAACTCCTTTGATTAATCTGTAACCGTTTTGGCCAGAATAACGCCCGAATTATTCGACAGGAGAGAACTGGTTGAACCACTCAGGCTCTTTTAAAGCAGCTTTCTTTAATTTTGCCCCTAAGTCTGTGCAAGCATCATAATATTCTTTGGATAGATGGTTGCTTTCATATTCATGGGCAAGTTCATGCAAAATCAAGGAATCAACCTTTATGGTAGCGCCTGAATCAAACCATTTCTTGCCTAGAGTAAAAATATTGTAATGAAACTCGCTGTCGCCAAGTACATGTCCACGACCATAGCAAGCAAGCCATCTGCCGTGGGCAAAATTTGAGACTTTCACAAATCGAACATTAATTTCCTTTCCAAGAATTCGCAAAGCAACACCATTTGTGTAATCATAGATTTTCTTCATGCCATCTGTCCATTCCGATTCAGGAATGAAATCGACAGGTTTGGCATTAGGGTCGTCGCTATATGCACCCTTGCCAGCAGTAGGGAAAGCCGTGCTACTAGTTTTCAGCGTGCCAGCTTTGTATAAATTTTCTCTTTGTCCACTACTCAAACCTCTGCTAGGAATCACGGTGTAACCATGAGACACAGCTTCAGCATTTGCTTCGGGATTTGTGGGGTCGAAAGCCACCGATTTATTTCCATATTTTTTAATCCGAAAAGTTTCGGCAGCATCAGAGGAACATCTGCCATCGTCTGATGCTTCATTAACCCATGTAGCGGTAGTATCCTCGTTTGTAATTTTAGTATGCATCTCATTGAAAACTATAGTGCGAACCTCCCGCAAAAATGCAGGTGTGACATTATCTCTGTCAACATTCAATGGCACTTTTTGCTTGATGTTGTAGTGCCATTTATCGCCTGTATCAACAACAGGAATGCCCATCTCGTAAAGCGATGGAACTTCTCCATCCAAAGCCTCGTAAATTTCAATTTCACACAACCTTACACTTTTTCGCAAAACACCATCATCTCCTGCGATTTCAGTTGGGACTTTCGCACTAAAACTATGAAAATATTTCCGTGATGTAATCTTTTTATCATTCACATATAATTCAAGGCCGGGGCGAACAATTAGTTTATTCATGTAATCCATGAATTGTTCGTATCGATCTTGGGTACAATCAATAATCGCCCAGAATTCAGTGCCACACTCTCTTTTTCGTCTTGGATAATCCTGCCGACCCTCGCTGTTAAATACTACCGTTCCTTTGGTAGTGCTAATTTTGGCCTCTTTGCAGAAAGCTAAAACCATTTTTTCCCCAAGATTAAACCTACCAGCTTTTGTAGGATCGGTTTTCTTTAGTGAAGGAGCAAACACCGTCCATGCGTGAGCAAGGTCAGTAAAACCTGTAGGATCATTATCTGTGACTGAAAGTTCGCAAACAGGTCTGTTTGGCAGTTTGTTGATCGTGATGCGACACTCGGTCGCATTCGTATCCATTACATTCTGATATAATTCGCCACCGACGATACCAAATCCTCGTCTTTCAACAAGTCGGTCAGCAATTTGACGAAGGCCTTCTTTGTGAGCGACAAACCAATTTGACATGGCCAACTCCTTTAATGTTGAAATGTAATTGACAATCATAACCTAATGCCAAAAAATAACGCCCGGAATTCCGAGCGTTATAATAATTTGATATCATATTTTATATTATGCAAATATTTGCAACTGATTTCTTTCTGATATATAAATATTTTCTCCAAGATCAAGTTCAAACCACACATCATAAATACCGATTTCATAATCAGTCGTGTCGAGCAAATAGTATCCAAATTGTTTTTCTCGATAATCAACCGCAACTTTGTCAACAATCAGACGAAGATCAGCTTCTTGGGGAAGACATGCACCTGTGCGTTGTTCAATACTAAGTTTAAGATCGCCTACTATTGCAAGATTTTCATAATATCTCTGAAGATCAGTACCTTTGGGAACATTTGGTACAACTTCAATTATTAAATATCGTTTTGATCCTTGTCTTAATCTTGCTGGTCTGAATTGGAAATTAAAATCGTAGACTACAGGAATTGGTGTTGTATACCAAAGGTCTGGATAAATTTGGAAAAAATTAGTTATGGTTGAAGTGGTATCGTTGTTGTTCTCAAATTCAACACTCCAAACATCGACATATCTACCAATCGTATAAGAGGGATCCTGCAAAACAACATCGATATAATATCTGCCAGTAGATTCTTTTACGACTTGATTACTGGAAACAGTTTGAACAAAAGTTCTAGCAGCAACATCGTTTACTGAAGCTCCATCATCGACTTTGTAAATATCAATTTTACTAATTGAATTAACATCAGCAAAATTGTTGCTGTTATAAAAAAACAGTCTTAGTTTTACTGTGTCGCCAACTACTGGATTTTGGTATCTTTGTTTCATAGCCATAATTTATTTACCGCTTGCGACTTGCTTTTCTTCTCTCTTTTTCCATTTCCTCTTTTTCCTTCTGTTTCTGCTCAATGAAACGATGAATCATGAATTTTCGTTCGTGTATTGGCAACCTTAACGAATCGAATCGATTCATATTCATGTGATATTGGAAAAAGAAAATTTCTTCTGCTAAATTATTCCACAACGCTAAGCTAGATTCCTGTCCTTCTTCTTGCGCCGTGGGAAGAAAAAATTTGCTTCAAGAGGCAATTCTACTTCAAATTCTTCGCTACTTAGCGGAGACAAAATGCTTACTTTAGTATCCACTCCAAATGGAGGTTCGTTGACTATGCCTCTCAAATACGACAAATCTTGAATAGGCAGATTCTTCAAAAGAATTTGAAGTTCATTCTTGTCGGTAATATTTGCAATAGAATCCGTTAGCTGTGCGGTTCTATACAAAAGAGTATCATCAGCACCGCTATCTCCGAATTGTTTCAATCTTCTTTCACGATGATCTTGGAGTTCTTGTTCATCCTTGCCTCTCGATAATCTGTAAGTAAACTCTAAATTACTTTTTGGTAAAACATCAGTCAAAAGAGGACCAAATTCAAGAGGACAGAAATCAACAGGCAGGCTGTTAAGATCAATGACCGTTGAGAATTTGCGATCTGAATCGGGGTCTTTTACTTCCACCTCATATTCGTTGCCGTAAGAAATGCCACGGAGATAAATAAGAAGATAAGTTCTATCAACCGAAAGAAGATTTTCAGGTTTGTAGGTTTCTTGAATGCATCTTGAGAAGATCATATTAATAGCCTGCCCTTTCTTAACGAAGCGGGGGGTTGCCAAAATACTTTCTTCTTCACCAGTCATAGGTCTTACATGTAGTTTACCATCCGTGGGACCATCAGTGCCATCATAAAACCTACCCAGAGATGGCAAGGTAATTTCTTCAAAAATAGAAGATTGTGATTGTAGAGATTGCAAAATATTTTGTAGATCAACACTGGAATTAGCAGGTATTTGTGGACGAGAAGGAGCTTTGGGAGCCCCCGGCGGAGAATTTGAGTCTTGGCCCTGTGTTTTGCGTTGCTGCATTCTGCGAAGGAATTCTTCTGGAGCCTGACCAGTAATCTGGACAGGTTTTGGGCCAGCATTATTGTTAGGAGCAGCAGGTACGCTCTGCTGTTGATTCAAGGGATGGTTTTGAGGAAGATCAACACCCTCGTTAGGATTGGAATTAGGATTTGCATTGGGCCTTTGTGGTCTAAAAATTTCATCACTCATTTTTTGCTCCTTATTCTGATAAACTATAATAGTTTATGGGAATTACTTTAAGTTTAGACAATATAGAAAATTTTGTTTTTTCCAATAACAGAGTCATAGCATCTTTGCCAAAGCATAAAGATATCTTTGATTCGTGGATGTTATCTAAGAGAGTGCCTCATCTTAGAAATTTGAACAAAAAATCATTGATGGATTTTTTGCAAGTTGTTGATGAAGAAGAACTTGAGATAATTTCCATCATAAATAAAATCAATATAACTAATGTCGATAAAAATTTGGTAAGATTCCACGACATAGTTTGCAAGCCTGAAGAACTTGAATTTAAGGTAGAAAAGGATTTAAATATAATGGGGCTAGCATTGTATCGTGGCAAAGAAGAGGTTAAATTATTTATATGGAAATGAACAACATATTAAGTACAGTAATATTTATATTTGGCTGTATAGGCATGACACAAATTGTTGTGGAAAGTTCTATAGCAAACAAGTTTAAAAATTTAGTCAAAACATACACGCCTAAAACTTTGCAGACTATCAGCAATTTCTTTTTAGAACTTACGGGTTGTTACCAATGCACGGGATTTTGGACTGGCATTTTTATATCTTGCCTGTATGTTTTGCCCTGTGTTGAAACATATTGGGACTACGCTAAAATTTTCGTTGGCGGTTGTGCCTCATCGTGTATCAGTTATTTTTGGGCTACTTTTCTTACTTATTTGGAATCACAAACTGTTATAAGACCATGAAACGAAATTTTTGGTGTGAAAAATGTGGTAAAAAATATCAATTATCTAATCCTGCTGAAATGCAAGGAAAGGTAATACAGGAGAAGTTACCGTATATTGATCCAAACAACAACAAAAGAGAAATGCCTCAATTTGTAAAATTGGGAGGCAAAGTTAAATGCAACAAATGCGGTTTTGTAATGACGGAGATAAAAAATGATGAATCCAGTTACAGTAAATGATATTAAAACAGCCATGAAAGATCCATCTTTTTTGGCAACTCTGCCACCTTCGCTTACACCCGAAGTGCAGAAATTTATGGCTAATCCGGGATGCGGATGTAATATGGCTGTGTATCAAAAAATATTGAAGGAAGCACCTTTGCAGATACAAGCATATTTCCCAACTAAAAGTGTTGCTGAAGGTACAAAGGAGGTTGATAAAATCATGGCAAATCAACCACAAATACAATACCCAGATCAACAACAAGGCATGATGCCGAATGCTGCCATGCAAGGCTTGCCACAGCATCCAAATCCGCAGATGCAAAATCAACCGTCACAACAACCGATGATTCAAATTCCAGAACCAATCAATAATTTTCATGTGATAAATTGTTCAATTGGCGAAGTTGAAGAAAGACTCAAAAGATTGCCAAACGGCCACAAACAAATAGCAGTTGCAAGATATGAGGATCAAGTCACAATCATCGTAAATATTTTGCATTTTGAGGCATAATTTCAAACACTTGAGTTTCATCAATTAGTTTTTTGATTTTCCCTTTCATAGATTCGGGATAATCTTTATATTTTTTTAACCACACGGGATTGCTATCATATATGTTACGGTTTTTGCCTGCTGTTAAAGCTGTATCGTATATTTGATATGCTTCGCTGTACTTTTTTGTTTCAACAAGATAATCTGCCCACAAACACCAAATTTCGCTCATGTGAGGATGGGTCACAAGTGCCTGACAAATGTGACTCAAACCTTTTTTATAATTTTTTAATTGGAAAAAATAAACTATTGATGCGTAATAATGCAACATGACAGATTTTTGAATCATAATTGGATTATGAAAAAAATATTTTTCGATTTCGACAACAAATTTATTCCAATTTTTTTCTTTGTAAGGCAGAATTATTTCTTGATAAGTCTCATCAATTTTTGGTGCTGTAGGTAGTTTCTTTACTTTGATTACAGTTGGTTTGTTGGATTTTATATCCATTTTATTAAAACAAAAACTTCGTTTTGGCTTAACTATCCAGTCTCCATCGGTCAAACAAACATATGGAAGTTCCCACGATTTATCAAGATATTTCACTTCTTCATCATCATTTATTATTAGGACAGCATCTAATTCATTCTGTTTGCAAAATTCTACCGTTGTTTTTTCTAACAAAATATCATCATTGTCAAATACCGTATTGACTAAAACATTTTTACAAAAGTTGTACAAATATTTGTTTTTTTCGATATCTTTACAATTTTTAACTATTATCGCTGTTCTTAGATTCATATATTTTTTTAAAAATCTCCCCAGATTGCGTAAATTTTTCAGTGGTCAGCACTTTACTAATTTCATTCAACAAATGAAATTTTGTTGGATGCAATAAATAGTCAATCAAAAGTTCGTATAGTTTGTTCATAAGGAGCGAAATGTCAACTGAATATCTAAACAATAAAGCATTTGAGACAATTATAATTAAGTTTCAACAAGCCAAAAGAAACAAACAAAAATATAAATTGCTTAAAAAAGATTACGATATTCAAAAATCAAAACAGAGTTCACAATATTTTACAGTTAAGAAACCACTGCAATTGACTGAACAAGAAGTTTTCGCAGCAGATGCAGCATATACCGAAGCACAAAGCATCCTTGCAGAAGCTTTCTATACTTTATCGCAAAATATAGTCAGGTACGCTAAATTTAGCAACATCGATGAAGATGATGCAATTCAAGAAGGTGTGCTTATTTGTTTTGAGAGAGCAGAAAAGTTTGATCCAGAAAAAGGAAAGGCTTTCAATTACTTGACAACTTGTATTTTAAATCATTTTCGACAACTTTGGAGAACTGCAAAGAATTACAACGAACTAAAGAAAAAATATAATGAAATTTTTCAGATAAAATTAGGATTAAATGTTAGCAATCGGAGAATGAACAAGAAAAATAATAAAATGAATAGAGATAGATAATTTGACTATTTTTTTATTTTGTGATAAAATAAATTATGAAAAAGAATTTTTTAGAAGTACTAGAACGACAAGAGATATTACAAATTTTAGAAAACAGCGGTTTCGGTCCTGCCATAGAGGCTTTGCTACTTAACGAAAGTAAGGTTTATACCAAAAAGGGTAGACTAAACAAAAGCGGCGCTTGCAGAATTCTTGGCTTAAAACCAAAAGAACTAGAAGATTTTCTTGGCAAATGCAGAGAGGCTATTAAAGCCAACCAATTTCTGGAAGATTAAGCAAGATAGGCGAGGTCGTACCTAAGTTGTAAATCTATGGTACATATTGCGTTTGATCCCATGTCCAAATCGCCAAAATTAACGCTAATCGGCCAAGCATTTTCATATATCCATTCTTCCACTATACAACCACAACCATCATATAGTTTTAAACTGCATGTTTTTTTGAATCCTGTATTTGAAGATTGATATTTGCCCTCGTAAAAATCATACCACTGATTGAGCCATTGCCAGACAGGATTGTTATCACTTTCGCTTTGCCCTTTGTCAGCGATATTATCCCACAAGGTAAGGCCTATAGCGTCAAAATTTACTTTGCCCGGGAAATATATTGTTTGACCAAGATGCTCCATTTGAATTTCTTTGTAACTTATATTAGGCCTTGCTGTCTTTTCGTGAATCTTGCAGTATAAACCATCATCTGGATACAGACCGCAAACTTCTGGTATACTAAAAATGTACCTGTAGTGTCTCTTAAATCCATATTCCAGCGATGGAAAACCCATTCTTATAGCCATAAATTACCTCATTTGTTAAAAAAGCTCCCTATCAAATGATAGAGAGCTTTTTGAGAATGCTTCAAGATACTTTGTGGTAAATTAGCAACCAGCGCAGCATGGGTTGGGCTGATTACCGCAGTAGTTAGTCCACTTAGCGAACAGATATCGCACAGTAACTTCGATAGTGGCTTCTTCGTTGTTGCTATAATCAAGATCGCCAAAGTTTACAGCCTGTGGCCAGCATTGCTCCAAAGACCATTGCTCAAGAGCAGTACCGCAGCCATCATACATGGTTAGATATGCGTTAGCCCCGTATCCACCATCGCCGTTAGCGTAGCTGGACATTTTGGGATCAAACACATCGCCCCTTGGCCCGAGGAAGTCATAAACTGTACCGATCCAGTCATATAGAGACTCGATGGTTTCTGTGCCAGCACGGGTCACATCGTAATAAGTGACAGTGATTGCATCAAATGTTGCTTTGCCGGGAATAAACATCTTGCCGTGCAAGAAGTTAATTTCGGTTTCCTCAAAGCTAACATTGGGTCTGTTAGCGACTTTTACATAGTCGGATGGGATGGATCTGCTGGCATCGCCACAGATACCAAGAACTTCAAATGTCCAGCGGAATTTTCGCTTAAAGGCTAGGTTGCTGGAAGTGCCCAACAACCCAATACCCATTCCGCCATAAGTTGTTTGTGTAGCCATATTACGCTCCTTATAATGTTAATTACTATTAAACCACAACTGAAGTATTCTCATTAAAGGTTCCAGTTCTGTGGAGTGAGAATTCGATAAAGATGAATTCTGCTGCCTTCACAGGTTGAACACCAATTCTTGCCCTCATTTCGTTTCTGTCAATAACATCTGGAGGATTCAACTCTTCATCACACTTGATGATGTAGTCGTATACACCTTGATTTGCCTTGACATTATCAAGAATAGCTTTGGCACCGAGAGTGAATCTTCTTCGTAGTAACTCGGTATGTGGCTCGAATAGTAGAGCCTTGGCCTGTGCCTTGATGTTCTTCTCGATGTAGAACATTAGCCTGCGAACATTAATTCTGTCCAAGGCAGTTGGTTGTCTCTGTAGAGTTTTCTGACCCCAAACAACGAAGTCGGAAACATCTGGGAAGGAAATGATAGGATTGATGCAGTTTCTGTATCCGTACATCAAATCTCTTTCTGCTACTGTAGGCTTGGAGTAAACATCCAAGATTCCGGGAACGATGCCACGGGTGTAACCTGCGGGAGCAAACCAAGGGAATCCGATGGTGTCAGAACGAGAGATGGTTGCAAGTATTGCACCGCTTGGTGGAACCCAAACATTCTCTGCGTTATAATTGTCACGCTGTTTTACCCAAGGCCAGAAAAGAGCACCGAAGTCGCTGTCAAATCTGACATTATTCAGCGGATGGGAACCATTCTGCCAGTTTACGATCTCAATTGGAGTCAAGCCAAATGGAGGATCGATAACTGCCAAACAATCGGCTCTGTAGTTTTCGCACATATCTAGAAGAGCAAGAATTACTCTTGTTGAAGAGTGGCCGGGAACGGCAACTAGATCGATATCAACCTGCTCTGGTTCACTAAGGGCAAAAATACCACTGAAGCTGACAGGACTGCCAATAAGCAAATCGTCCTGAGCATCTGGATCAGTTGGAACGCCATCGCTACCGCCAGTTAGGGTGATGCCTTGATCGGTTGTGTCGGCTGGAGGTGCAGCAGCAGCTGTGTTATCAACAACCTTGATGTAGTCGCTGACAAGATTGAGGTAAGTACCGACATAATACTGAGAAGTATCATCCTTAGTTAGGTTGCCCCAACTTTCAACGGTGTTTCCATTGCTGAATACTCTCATACTGAATGTACCGCCACTGGTATCATTGGTAATTACAACGCTAGTGTAATTGCCATCTAATCCCACGCTGTCAGCAGTAATAGTCAAGCTCTTTACACCGGTAGAGTTCTCGGCACCAGTAATTCTGCCGAAGGTAGCAACTGCTGCGTCATCAGTAGCACCAGCTGGGCTTAGACCGGAGTTAACAGTGTTGACTAGACCAAAAATCTGATCAGCGGTAGAAGTTGCCTTTACCGAAAATTGAGCGGTTCTGCCATAATGAAGTGTTCTTAGTCTGACATTGCTGCCAGATGCGAGACATTCAAAACCACCGTCAGAAGCTGCAATAGCAGCTTGAATGTCAACTATTAAAGCAGCTGTGTTGGCGTAAGTGCTGCCGTCTAGAGCCGATAGATCAATGGTTTGTGCAACATTGTCAATATTAACATTGTCGGTTCCATCAACCACAACTACTAGATTTAGGCCGGTCACGCCAGTAAAATCCCACTGCCCAGCAGAGTGATAAGCGTCATTTGGATAACGGTCAGCAGTGCCTGTCAAGGAAGCTTTGGTCATACTTGTTCCAAGACCGACTACGGAGCTTGCGCCACCAACCATCATGTCTTGAACTGAAATAAACTCTAGCTCTGAATCAAGACCATAAGCCCAAGTAGTAGTAATGGCAATGGTGTTTGAGCCAGCATCATAGAATGTAATGCCGTCAATCTGTGCATTAAGTTGAGCATTTAGTTCATCGGCAAGTTCATCAGCTGAGTAAGTGCCAGCAACAACAACCAAGGTTTTGCTATTAATCTGACCATTAAGCTTCCAGCGGAAGAAAGAATCGGTTGCAAAGGTATAGTCGCCAGCTACGCCAGAAACTATATCAATTTCTGCACCAGCTGCTGGAGCGTCAACTTGAGCCAAGGTGGCTGCTGTTGGACTCAAAGAGTTGGTATCAGCAACACGAACCACATATAGTTGATTGCTGATTAGCAGAGCACTTTGTGCAGCATAAATCATGTAGGGATCAGATTCGGCAGGATGTGGATTGCCGAACACTGTAGCTAGGTCAACTTGTGATGTAACGATTGTTGGTGCGTTGATTGGCCCCTTGGAGGCGAATCCCACAACAGCAACATTGTGTAGTGATGGGGTTGAAGTAACAAACGACAAGTCCTTTTCCAGTATCTTGACTGAAGGACTGATAGTGTTAGATGGTGGGAACCCTTTTAATATTGCCATATTTGTCTCCTGTACATAGTCTTAATTTAGCACCTTAGTAGCAATCAAGCCCGCTTTCTCAGCACGATCTATATATGCAGTAACTCTTTCATCTTCTAAAAGAAATTTATTCTTTTGTTTTCCGATGCCCGGTATGTTAAGAGTTGTGAAGCTATTCGGAGCTTTTTTAGACCGAATGATCAGCTGAACGGGATGTCTTTTCAAATTTGTTATTTCTATCATTTCAATTCCTCTACGGCATCTTCTAATCGTGTTAGCACTTCACTAATTTGGTCTTCGTTAAGGTTGTTGACAACTTCAACTCTAGTTTTCAAAACCGCCTTATTCCTTGTGATTGGTTGAGCAACATAAGTTTCGGCAATTAGTCCAAATTGGAATTTTATGACTCTAAGCGCCTGATCTCCGGGTTCTACTTCCAAGTTGTTGGCGATTGAATCTAATTTAACGCTAACCTCCCATAAAACGCCTCTTACTTGTATGTATGCAATTGGACTGAATTTAGTCACAATCTGCTCCAAAATCTGATTCATATCTTCTAATTGCATTGTCCATGCATACAAAGTGTATGTAACATCCAGAGGTATGCCTCTAGTTACGCCGAATACCGTATCTCGTTCATATTTTTCAGATGCAGTAAAGGTGGGCTTGCCACGATATTCACGCAGATAACTCATAGCTTTGTGATAGGTGTACCTTGCCGAATTAACTGAATAACCAGTAGAACTAATAGCCAACATAGGAATCTTAATTCTATCAACGACAAGAGTCTCATCTTTGCGAACATTTTCTTGCACAACAGCAGCTACAGCCCTTTCTTGAGTAGCCCATATAACCGGTACTGGATGTGCTTCCCCATCCTCATCAATTACAACAATATCACGAAATAAATCCATTACAGCTTCGTCAGTTGCTCTTACAGATTTGGAATATCTGTAAATAGTATTTCTGTTTGGAGGGTTTAGGTCATTTACAATTGAACCCTTTTGCATGGGATCACAGTTATTCTGAGATCCTAGTCCAATTTTTTTATTCAATACATTATCCATCCAGTCGCTAGGTGGTACTTGATGGGCTCCGTATTGATTATCTGGAGGCTGTTCACAATATCCGGGTGCTGGATCTATGTTCTCGGAACGACCCAACGGTGATTTTTCTGCAAAGTCGTTCAGAGATTTTTCGTACTGGTTTGTATTCGGGCCTATTGGATTCATTTTACCACCGTTTCAATTTATTTATTTACAAGTCAAATTTATTAAAGTATGAAAAGAAAAACCCCACAGAATTTTCTGTGGGGTTTTTGTGGATTACACATTTTAATTTACATTCCGGCTGGAGGAGCCATTTGTGCTGGGTCAGCAGGCATACCACCTGACATATCTCCAGCACCACCCATATCAGCTGTCTGATTCTGAGACATCTGTGCTTCCATTCCTTCCAATCCTCCGGGCATTCCTTCTTGAGGTGCCTGCTCACCGCTCTGACCTTCTTCTGGAGCCTCTTGTTGCTCTTCTGACCTGCCAAGCGCAATGTCGATTTTCTGAGATAGTTGATTAAGAACTTCCTCGACTTCATCACCAAGATTTTCGTCTTTTGATTTAAGATTTGGAATACTATCTCTCAAAGCTTGCAAAGCTCCATCGATAGCAGATGTGTCTGGCTCACCAACGCTGGGAGACACATTGCTATCTTCCCCGCCAGTAGGTGCCATATCTGGAGCAGGCATAGCAGCAGCATCAGCAGCAGCTGGAGCTGGACCGCCAGCAGCCGGGGCTGGAGCTTGAGGAACTGGAGGAACCATAGCTCCCATCTGTTGAGCGTTAAAATCTGGAGCAGTCTGCTGGCCTACTTGAGGAACTCCCATGTCTTGTTCCAGAAGTTGTTTTGCTTTTAATACTTGATAAAACTCAAAGAAACTTTTCATAAATACCTCTCTTTAAACAATTTTGTAATCCACATCTTGTGATTTGTTTACTGATGTTCCGCTGACAGAATCCTCTTGGAATCTTTGACAGATACATTGAAGACGCACAACCCCGTACATCTTCATCTCACCAGTTTTTCGTTCTATAATTACCCAATTTTCTTTCAAAAAAGGGGTGAATAATCGTGATCCAATTTTCGGCACATGACCCAAATCTCTCAATACTGCTCGATAGTTAAATTCAAATATCATTTCATCTGGGCTATCGATACCGAAAGCTGTTTGCATGTTTTGGCTGGGAACCGGTTCATAAACACCATACAGTTGTACTGCGTGCGGGTTAAATAGTTTTGTTCTACTTTCAAGATAAAGAGGATCTACATTATTTGTGTCTATAAAAAGTTCGTAATAAAATATTGGTGATCCACCTATTCTTATGGATTCCTCATCCCAAATGTGAAATAAGTCGTGTTCTGGCAAGCCATCATCGAACTGCTGCCTCGACCCAGTTACGGCATACGGTCTTCCATCGGTGCGATAAATCATTTTCCGCCTGCCTCAAATTCCTTCTCTTCCGAGGAATCATCTTGATCAAGCGATTTTTTCATTTGGGCTGTTCCATGAGCCTGAACACATGCTCTAAGATTAAATGCTAAATTAGAATTGAAAGCTCTGAAATTCAAGAAGTGTGTGTCTCTTGTAGGGAACTGTGAATCTAAAAATGTTGCCACCAAATATTCTATCTTTATTTGTTCTGTGCCATTTGCAGGCAAATCGTATACAGCAGGCGTGCTTCTTTTTCTGCAAACCATTGCGTCTTTATGGATTTTGAACCAATTATCGATGCCATGTATTGCTGGCAGTCCCTTTATAACTTGCATCTTTTCAGCGTCAGATACGCCGCATGGGGCAGCTTGTTCGTAGATTCTTCTGGCAGTTGCAAGAAGACCTACTTTCCCGCAGATAGGATCGTTTTTCAGTTTTTCAATTATGAAACTCTTGAGATTTGTGTCGCTGTAATTTTTGAAAGACATCAACATGCTTCTGTACAAATTACCTTTAGTTCCACCAGTTGTTTCTATCTCAAGAAATTTTTCGTACAATTTTCTGATGTTTTCATAACCAAGTTTGTCAAAGTTTTCTTTCATGTATGCACAAATTAAATAATGCCATACTGCATATCTGGCCTTTATATCGTCAAAGTTGGGATCATTTAAAGTTGAGAAATGCTTTTGAACTTTGCTTAGATATGTCTTTTCTTCTTTGTCAAAGAAATTCCCAAGACAAACTTGTATTTCTCTCGGGATAGCCATGAATGGAGCTTCATGACTCAATCCTCCTCCAACATCAATTTGCTCTCCCTCTTCACCTGTTGTAGAAAGCTCTTTTCTTGACCGCATTTTTTCAGCTGCCTTGGTGATGGCAGATTGCAAGCGTGTTGCTATTAGATAATAAACAAGGGAATTGAAAGAATTTATGGGATAGCTTGACCTGCTTCCGTATGCACCCTTTTGCCAAGAACGGTCAGCAACCCAATCTAAATAATCACTGAATGTTGGATAATTTTTGAAAATATAATCACCAGCTGGGTCTTTGACAATCAAATTGTAGGTTCTAGCCATAAACCCGCTACCCACTCCCAGAGTTTTTCTCTCAGTATGACCAGCCATGCCACCGGCAAATTCCTGTGAATAAAGAGGCATAACCATTCTACTTACTCTGTAAATATTAGGATCACCAGCATTACCTGCTATACCATACGGTGTCTGCTCATCGTTTTCGTTATCAATGTAGGATTTGATTTCTTTCTTCTGGTCTGATGTTAGAAATTTCTTATTTTTCTTGCTGTAATCAAGAATTGCTTCTGCAAAAGGAAGTAAATACTGTGTGTTTAAGGCAGCAAAACGCTGATGTGCCTCTGATGGTGCAGCAGCTTCAATAACATAAAACCATTTTTTGAAATCGAAATCAAACATTAAATTTCCTATTATTCTAGATTTACAGTGGGGGTAATTGCTATCTGTCCACCTGAAATTGGCAGAATGAAAGGAGCGCCTGTGAATCTTTCAACCCACAAAAGGTTGCCAGAAAGGTCGGTGACATAATAACCATACAAAGTTTCGCTGGTTGTAAATGTGAAAGTCTGTTCTGCATAGGTTCCTGTTGTGGTTCCCAGAGCGGTTGCAACTGCCCAGCTACCAGTTGATAATGTAATTGCGGTGTAACCGGCAGCAGTTGTCTGGGT